CACTAGATTATCATTATCAGATGATCCAGATGCAGTTGTTATGAAAGAGAGTTTGAATAAAACAGTTACCATGATGGGATATCCCGAAGGAACTGATATTGCTGTATTATTTAAAAATATGCATGCTACTATTGACGCACTGAAAGAGTTTCTCGAAACATAAATAGCTAGTTACACTAGTTACTTTATGTATCACAAACACGATCAAATTTCAATCCACCGTAATCCACTCAGAGAATACTCAACACCTCTTAAAAGAGAAGAGTACAAAAGTCCCAAATATCATCAGATCCGCATTTATTTCAAATGCGAACGAAAAGTTGACTGAAGAGGACTTTTCTGATATAATCTAAACATCCCCCGAATCCAAATTAATCCGAGGTAATCTAAATGTCATTCGCAGACTTAAAAAAACAATCCAAATTAGGTTCTTTGACCGCTAAATTAGTGAAGCAGGTCGAGAAGATGAATAATAATGGAGGGTCAGGTGATGACCGTCTATGGAAACTAGATGTCGATAAATCAGGTAATGGTTATGCTGTTATCAGATTTCTACCTGCACCAAATGGTGAAGATTTACCATTTGTAAAATTATATTCACATGCCTTCCAAGGACCTGGTGGTTGGTATATTGAAAACTCTCTGACTTCACTAGGTCAGAAAGACCCAGTATCCGAATACAACACATCTTTGTGGAATAACGGTACAGATGCTGGAAAAGAGTTAGCAAGAAAGCAAAAGCGTAAACTAACTTACATTTCCAACATATATGTTGTGAAGGATCCTGCAAATCCAGATAATGAAGGGAAAGTATTCCTATTCAAGTATGGTAAGAAAATCTTTGATAAACTTACTGCTGCGATGCAACCTGAGTTTGAAGACGAAGAAGCAATCGACCCATTTGATTTCTGGCAGGGTGCTAACTTCAAGTTGAAGGCAAAGAATGTAGCAGGTTACAGAAACTATGATAGTTCTGAGTTCGCTGCACCTAGTCCTATCCTAGATGATGACGATGCTCTAGAAGCATTATGGAAGAAGCAGTTCTCCCTTGCTGAGTTGGTCGCTGCAGATCAGTTCAAGTCATATGAAGAATTGAAGAAGCGTCTTGGTTACGTTCTTGGAAATGCTGCACCTCGTCAAGATGCAGAAGTTGAAGATGAAGTTGAAATAATTCAAAGAGAAAGGGCAGAACAAGTTGTTACTGCTGCAACTGAATCTACCTCAGCACCAGTCACTGCTGCAGAGGAAGATGATACACTTTCATACTTTGCTAGACTTGCTGAAGAGTGAGATACAATCAACTCTGTCTAACCCTGTTAGTCATAGCAGCATATTTAAATTTACTACTTAAGTAAAATTAGACCGTAGAATTATCTGCGGTCTTTTTCTTTCTTTCCTTTTCTTTTTTACTTATTCCTAAAGATCTTATCTTATCAAATATACGATCAGATTCCTTTTTACGTCGAGGATTGATACTTTTATCCATTGCATCAATTTGTCTATGAGCTCCACCTTCTCCTCTATGATCTTTTGCAGATAATCCTGATAAATTTCTTGGATCATTTCCAAAATAGACACCATATTCTGCAAATTTGTCTCTTATTTTTTGTCTTTCCGCAGTTGTTTTTCCTTTAAATAACTCTGAAGCTCTGTCAAGGGGTACATTATGATGTGCCTCTTTTCCCTGTGATGTTATGTCGCTAACTGCTTTACTATAATCTTTTTTCTTTACACTTGGATCTGTTTGAACATCACTACGTCCTTTTCTTTCTACTCGTTGTCTTTTAAGAGAATCTTTCATCTTCATACCCCATCCACCATGTCTCTGACCAGCATTTCTAAGAACACGTTTTTCTCGTTCTTCTGGAGGCAGTTTATCTAATTTTGCTTGAGCTTCAGCTTTAGTTACAAATTTCCTAACCTTAGATTCAAAAATAAGTTGCAGATAAGTTTTCATGTTCAGTTCGGATCCGTATTTCTAGTATTTTCTGTTTGTATTAAACTAGTGTTTACAAATTGAGATGAATCTGTATACCTCATAATATCTTTCATGTCATTTAAAAATATTTGTAGATAACCTGGTGCGATAATATAAATTGATCTTTTTGCATCATTAAGAGTAGTTTCATATTCATAATTAGTGACTCCACTAACAGGATTCAGAGTGGCAGTTGGTGATGATGGATCAGGTATTGTGAAGTTATCATCTACTACTTTACCTTTAGGTAAAATTAATCTACCTGATGAATCTTTCACTTCTGTTGTCTCATAATAACGAATTTGATTCAAATCTTTACCATACTTTTCAAGAGAATAATTATATACTTCAAAACTGTTAAGTGGCCATTCATCCCTTACATTTATAATATTAGCACTTGTAAGCACAACCCAATCTAATTCTGGATCGTTATAAATTTCTTGAGCCACTGTGTCTGGTCTATAACCATCACGAATATAGTAATCTACTAGTGATGTGAAAACATATTTTAAGTCATCACGCAATTTTGCTCTACGAAATATGTTTTTAATCTCAACGTAATCATTTGAGGATGACCTATCAGACTTTGTTGATTGGTAAAATATATTAGGTAGTTCTCTAAAGTAACTCATTAGTATCCGACTCCTTCTCCAGCTTCTGCATAATCTTCTTGATAGACAGGATTCACTTCTTGGAATGAACAACTTACACTCATATGAGATGGTGTCCCATCGTAAAAAGTAGAGTAAGTTCCAGATGCAGCATAATTTATTTTCATATCTGTTAGATGCATTGGTAAAAATTTATTTAAAAATGGATGTTCTTCGCTTCCTTTCATATATCTAAGTTGGAATATGTCTGGTTGTTTAATTAAGACTCCACCACCACTGTTTTTATTATTTCTAGCAGCCATGGATCTTTTAAGAACTCTTATAATATTTTTAACTTCTTCTGCTTCTCTAGCGTTTCGTGGGAATAATTCAAATGTAAATGGAAACTGTCTTAATTTTACACCTTGAAATAGTGACTCTAAGTTAGGATTTAAAATAGCACCTGATCCTCTAGCTATGAGTGAGTTGGCAGTTACGTTTCCACCAAGTGCTCCAATCGCACGACCTGCAATCGCAGATGCGATTGCGTCAGTATTTTCTCCTATCAAATCTACCCCCGTACCAATCGCATCAAAAGCCTTTTTAACAGTTTCAGTACTAGGATTCTCAATACCTTGCTTTATTACCGCTGACCCTGCCGCTTCAAGAGGATCTAGTCTACTACTATCGTATGTAACAGAGTTTGCATCTTGAATTTGTCTTGGAATGGGTAAATAAATTGTATGCTTAGGGTGTTTTAATGATCTACCACCAAGTGCTGTATCAGCATTTGTATTAGATGCTGTTGCATTTGTAAGTGCAAATGTTCCTCCTCCTCGACTTATTTTTGCATTTTCTCCTCTAATATCGCCTGAATCATTTTTAACATTTAACAATCCCTCTAAGTTTAAACCAGGTGGAGTGTATGTCGCTATTTGAATTTTTAAAAAATCCATTTCTTCAGTTATTGCTGAATATGGATATCTTAATTTACTGGGCAAACCCCCTGTATCGGTATATGAATCTCTTTGTGCTTTATTAATTCTATCTTCTCTCTCTTTAGCATTTCGTGATATAATATTACCAGCTGCAACATTTTTTCGGTAATACTCCGATTTGTAGTATGCCTCATCTTTTTTATAATCAGCTCCTATGCCACTTGGTAACATTTTTTTATGTATTTTTTACTATTTAGCGTGATTCTATTATTTAGGTGGTTTCATTTGAAAATTCTGAAAAGGTATTAACTCAAGATCTTTTAATTCATCTGCTGTTACCTCATACAATCCACCTTGTACCTCTGGATATGTATATTTTCTATTTCTACCCCAGTGAAAGTTGTACGCTATGAATCCGTATGAGAATACTTCGGTTACTTGAACCAATGGATTTAAATCGAAGCGAATCTCTGGTGTTTTCGCCATGTATCGAAACACATAATAAGAACCTGGTATGGGCACCACAGGACCTTCAGATAAGACCGTCTTAACTCTTGCTGCTAATTCATCAGGATTTTTAATTGAAACAAGACTATCAGAGATTGGACGGATACGATTTCCAATCGTGTCTTCAGGTCTGTCCTCCTCATATAAACCTTCATCTACTAATTTTTGTCTTAGTCTCAGTAGTGCTTTTGGTGATAGTCGTGTTGCTCTACGTGCCATATTTAATACCTAATTCTTTCTCTGTAAATACTTTGAATTCATACCCACGATCTTTACACCACTCATCAGCTGCTTCCCACTTTGCTTGATTCTTTGCGTATTCATATGCTTCACGTAGATAACCCTTTGTTTGTCTTTTTGGTTTTGCTGGTGGTTTTGTTTGTTTATTTGGTTTAATCTCTATAATGTATTTCTTAATCACACCCGTGCTCTCTTTTACTTTAATATAAAAGTCTGGAAAGTATCTATGTGGTCTATTATCAATCGGTGAACGATACCAAACATACATTTCTTCACTACCCCATTCAAGTATCCTTTCATTATTATCACAATAAACCATGAACTTTCTTTCCCAAAGTGACCTATAAACTATGTTTGTGGGATTACCTTTATACTTTCGGGGATAAGATGGTTGATATTTACCCTTGTAAGCCATCTAAATAATAATAAGACAAGTTTTAGGTATTTAGAGTGGTAAAACCCCGTAGAATATCAGATTTCAAACCAACATTTACTAATTTAGCACAAACTTCACATTATCAACTGACTTTTGGTGGATTACCTTTAGGTTTAAGGCAACATTTAAATGTAAGAGGTTTGGACTATAGATTCGTAACAGAAACATCAGGATTACTTTGTAATCAAGCTGTATTACCAGGTTCATCAAATGCGATTGCAAATATAAGAGGTAATTACACTGGTGTAGTAGAAAATATGTCTCATGCAAGGATATTTACTGAGGCAAGTCTTGAATTTTATGTAGACAAAGAATATAAAACTCTTAAATTTTTTGAACATTGGATAGAATTTATTGCGAATGGATCTGGTCAAGATCAGTCAAGAAAAGATTATTTTGTTAGAATGGAGTACCCTGATGATTATAAAACTTATCAAACTAAGTTAGTAAAATTTGATAGAGATTATAATGAGGAAATGATATACAATTTCTACGGACTGTTTCCAAGAGCTTTAAACAATACTCCAGTTAAGTATGAGGGATCTGAGGTTCTTAAGGCAACTGTTCTCTTTACATTTGATAGATACTCTGTTGGTAAATATTCAAGTTACGATAGGTATCGTGGAAGATATAATAATTTGAAAGAAAATTTCAAGCAAAAGAGAAAAACAGCAGCAGAAGTGCAAGCGATAGCAGATGATAGTGGTCTATCTAACAAAGAAGCTGCTATAATACAAGCAGGTGGCTCTATAGAAACAGTCATCGGATAACCTACTATATAATATACAAAATTGTGATATATTATGCCTTTACCAAAGATTAGTACCCCGACATATGAGTTGGAAATTCCGTCAACGAAGAAAAAAATAAGATATAGACCTTTTTTGGTTAAAGAAGAGAAGATACTTATAATCGCTATGGAGAGTCAATCTGATACTGAGATTGCAAATGCAGTCAAAGATGTGCTATCTACTTGCATTTTAACCAAAGGTGTTAAAGTTGATACCTTGTCTACATTTGATATTGAGTATCTCTTCTTAAACATTAGAGGTAAGTCAGTCGGTGAAGATGTAGAAGTTCTGGTGACTTGCCCAGATGACAACAAAACTAAAGTGCCTGTGCGTATAAATCTTGACGATATAAAAATAATCACACATGATGACCACAAAAGAGATATAAAACTAGATGATAGTCTTTTAATGAGAATGAGATATCCATCCATTAATGAGTTCATCAAATCTAATTTTTCTACAGGTGAGGTAAAATCAGAAGATACCTTTGATTTAATTATTTCATGTATCGAACAAATTTATAATGATGAGGAATCATGGTCAACATCTGACTGTACAAAAGAGGAGATGAATGACTTCTTAGATCAACTTAATTCTAATCAATTCAAAGAGATTGAAAAATTTTTTGATACTATGCCTAAATTATCTCACACGCTGACTGTTAATAATCCAAATACAAAAGTAAAAAGTGATATAAAATTGGAGGGATTAGCGGCTTTTTTCGCATAAGTATGGCTCATGAAGATCTTGAGTCATACTTTAAAACAAATTTTGCCTTGATGCAACACCATAAATATAGTTTGACAGAGCTAGAAAATATGATTCCTTGGGAAAGAGAAGTCTATCTAACCCTACTCCAACAGTTTATTGAGGAAGAAAATTTGAAAGCACAGCAGGAAAACGGTCTAAATGGATGAAGATCAAGTAAATGAAGAACAGGGTGCTAACCCTGAACGTCAAGAAGTTACTTTTACAGAAGCGTCAGATCAGTCTGAAAGGACTGCTGCTGAGGTTTTTTCTGCTGTTCGTAGAGATAGAGTAAATCTTTATTCATTTTTGGGAAAACAGAATGATGATGTAAATGAAAGAATTACTACTTTACAGAGAAGAATTAATGTTACCGACAGAAATCTCAATCAATCTAACACTAATTTTATTACTAATATTAACACAATCAATACAGCACTTCTAACACTTGAGCAGGGATTAAAAGTTGTATCAGATAAATTAGAGGTATCAGCACAATTAGAAAAGATAAGAGACGCAAATAATTTAAAAAGAGAACAACAATTAGCAGAGCAACAACTAAGAGCAGGTAAAGAAAGTTTAGTTGAAAAAAGAATGCAAACTGCCTTAGCTGCACCCTTACAAAAGATTGGTGGTAAAGCAAGGTCTGTACTGGGTGGTCTGTTGAAGTTCTTTAATACAATATTGTTAGGTATTATTGGAACAAGAGGACTACAAGTTATATCTGCATTGTTAAGCGGTAATACTGAGAAAATAGAGGAAATCAAAGGAAAGATACTAAAAGAATTAGGAATAGCATCGGGAATATTTCTGGCGATAAATGGGGGTCTAGCAATCGCTTTAAGATCTGTAGTAAGATTAACTGCATTTATCGGAAGGGTTGCATTCACAAATCTACTTGCAAGACCCTTGAGAAGAATTTTTGATCTTGCATCAAGAGGTGCTTTTTTGAGAGGGACGACAGGTGGTCGCACCGTAGTTCCACCACCCACAACAGTACAATCAGGTAAAAATAGAACAGCACAAACTTTAACTCAATCTAATGTAGCGAGATTAAGAAACGCTTCATTAATTTCTGGAGGTATTTCAGGATTTACTAGATTTTTAGAAACTGGAAGTGTTCCACAAGCATTGACTGAGGGCAGTTTAGCCTCTGTATTTACTAGGGTAGCATTAGGTATAGCGAAAAAAAATCCATATGCTCAAGTTGGTCTTACTCTGCTTAGTGTTTTCGGTGCACAGTCAATAACTGATGCAGTATTTCAACCTCAGCAATTTAGTAATATCGCTAATCAAGTTCAAGATAGACAACTACAACTAAGAAATAATAATAATGTTGTAGTGGTAGAAGATGAAACTGATGAAACAAATATTGGAGGATCATTACCAGTAGGCGATGCATCTTCACTTTTAGCAGTAAGTAGTTCAAATTTAGATAATCCATATCTAACAAATTCATATATTCAATATAATATAATGCTATGAATATATCTTCACTAAATCTTACAAAAATTAATAATGCAGTCGGTAATATAACTGATACAGTTCGTAAGTCAAAATTACTTATAGAAAATATTAACAAAAAAGTGAGTGAATCGAATGAGAGAATACGAACTAGAATATCTAATTCTGCAAAACTTTTTCAAAGGAGACAACAAGCAGCAAGAAGAAGAATAAGAGAGGATTTAATTGAGGCATCAGGTATTGGTGGTGCTTTGAGAAGGGCAAATAAAATCGTCTCTAGTAGCACAAGAGGTTTTCTGGGGAGGATTTTGGATTTTGTGGGAACTATATTAGTTGGATGGGCGATAGTGAATATTCCCAAGATTATTAAAGGTGTTGAAAATCTTATGAAAAGATTAAAAAAGTTTTTTGATTTGATCACAGGATTTACAACAAAAATTACTGAGATTTTAACAAAATTTACATCTGAACTTGGTAATTTGTTTTCAAGTTTGTTACAAGTAGATTTTAGTCAGATATCTGATAAGATGACTTCTATTATGACTCGCTTACAAAAATCATTTCAAAGAATGGAAAATGGTTTCATAAGAGAAGTCATGGGATTTGCAAAAATGAAAGATGAGGATTTAGTAAAATATTTTCAGGAGGATATTGATAAAGAGATTAAAGATGCAGTTGATAGAAATGTGGCAGAACAAGTAGACACTCAATCATTTGAGGAATTATCACCAGAATTACAAAATGCTGTTAAGTTGTTGATGACCAAGAGGGAGGATTTAAAATTAGAGAAATATGAAATTGGTTTGATAGAAAGCAGAAATAAAGAAAAATTAATCAGAGTTTTAAAGGAAAAGGGTGTTGTTCCTATAATTCAAGAGGATGGAACTATTGAGTATGGACTCCGTGAAAATTCAAATGACATGATAAAAGATGCTGCTGATTTTGCAAGAAAAACTTTTCTTGGTGATTTCATGCCAATAACTGATGAAATAAAAAAGGATATGGAAAGAATCGAGAATAAGGTGGATAAATTATCTGATCAGAAAAAAATAGAAGATCAAGTTAATAATTATGTAAAAGAACGTAATCTTGTAAGTGAAGATAATAACAAAACCACAGTTTATATTAAAAATAGAAAAAATATACAAAATAGAAGCTCTTCAAAAGGAGAGGAAACTAAACTCAATACTGATAGTGTAAATAGTAATAACTTCTTACGTGATCTTTTCATTCAAAAAGTTAAAGAATAATGCCAGCAATAAGTCCCTGCGAGTATGAATTAATAACTATAGAGTCAGATCAAGGTGTTACCATTGATCTAAGACTTGGTGTGGTATCATTCCAATATTTTGAGGATTTGTTTTCACCAACCATAACAGCAAAAATGGTGATCATAAGCACATCTGGTGTTGTAAGTGATGATAAAACAAACAAAATTGAGTCTCTTTATAATGGATTACCTATTCGTGGTGGAGAGAGAGTATCTGTAAGAATTAAAGGAAATTCTAAAGTTAATAATGGATTACAATTTGATACTCCCGAAACATACTTGTATGTTTCAAAGATATCAAACGTAATACGAGACGGACAAAAAGAAATATTTGTGCTACACTTAGTGTCTAGGGAAGCAATCACAAATGAGGTTACTCATGTAAATAGAAAATTTGAACCATACTCTAAGATAGACGATCACGTTAAGAATATTTTGCAAAAAGATCTTAAAGTTAAAGTTAACAGGTGGAAGGGGAATATAGATTCCACTAGTAATAAGTATGGTTTTTTAGGCAATTTAAAATCACCGTTTCAAATATTGGTTTGGTTAGCTTCAAAAGCGACTCCTCAAACACAATCCAGTGGTGGATTTACTGGATACTTTTTTTATCAAACTCAATCTGGGTTCAACTTTAGATCAGTAGATTCATTAATAAGGGATGGTTTAGATGGTAGAACTGCAAGAACAAATTTTAAGGCAACTAGAGAGTACACTCATAAACAATTTACAGATTATATAAATGAGACTGGAGATTTTAACATACTAGCATACTCAATTAAAAGAAATAACGATCTACTCAGAAAATTAATAGTGGGACAATATTCAAACTTCACAGCATCCTTTAACCCATTAAACGGAAGATTCTCAAAAGTTGAAGAAGGATCATTTAATTTAAAGGACATTTTGAATCAACCAAAAGGTAAAAAAATATCTACTTTAGGTGATGTTCCAGAGGTTCCTACATTATTAAGTGATGATGGTATGGGTTTGGGTCAACTTCCGAGTAGAATATTGTCTGTTGTTAAAGATGTGGGAACCTTAAGTAAGACAGCAAGTAAAGAAGACACACCTGGTGTAAGTCAGACACAAAGGGAAGCATTAGTGAGATATAATTTATTATTTCAACAAGTTGTTAGTATTATTATACCACTTAATACAAATCTACAGGTCGGTGAACTTGTTAAACTAAATTTTCTTGGTTCCCCAGAAGGAAGCACATATGATAGAAAACAAAGTGGATATTATCTTATCAAAGAATTATGTCATGCTTTTGATACTGAACAATCTATTACATCAATGACTGTAATTCGTGATACATTTGGGGAGTTTGGGAAGGAATAATGGATAATTTAAATTTTAAAACACATTTTGTAGGGAAGGATGGATTCATTTGGTGGATTGGTCAGATACCTAATGAAAAGTCATGGGAGACTCAGATAAAAAATGGTGAGGGTTCTTGGGGTAACAGATACAAGGTTCGTATTATGGGATATCATCCATATGATGATGAACTTTTAAAAGATGAAGATCTTCCTTGGGCACAAGTTTTGATGCCACCAGGTAATAGTGGATCTGTGCATAGAGCAGAGACAATAAAACTTGCACAGGGTGATGTGGTGATAGGATTTTTCTTAGATGGTACAAGTGCACAGATACCAATAATCTTAGGAGTCTTTGCAAATACAGGTGATAAGCAAAGAGCATCATCTGGAACTCCTTCACCTTTTGGTACTTTCTCTGGTTTCTCTGAAACTATGAAGGCTAATCCTGATTATGTTTTAAAACAGGATGAGACAAATGAATCAAATTCATCTTCACAACAACCACCACTTAAACAGAGTGAAGAAAGTGCGTCTCAAGGTGATAATAAAGCAACATACACAAGCACCGATGGTAAAGAGGTAAATACTTGTGGTGGAGCGAGTCCAATTAGTGAAATAAAAAGTAGTGTGAATAATTTAGTTGATGATGTGAGAGGTTTGAAAGCGAGACTAGATGAAGGAAATGAATTTGCAAGAGATGCAATCAAAAATAAAATAAGTGCAGCAACTGAAGATATCACATCTAAAGCTGGTGGATTAGTAAGTGGTATGGTAGACAATACATTTGGTGCGATAGTACCGATTGCTCAAGGGGGTTTGAAGAATTTATATGGTGGTGTAGAAAGTAAAGTAAAAGCTGCAACTGGAAATCCAGCGATAGCTCACATAGCAGGTGTCGCAGCTCAAACATCAATGCTTGCACCATTACAAGTTGCAGAGAATTTAATAGGATGTCTGGCAAATAATATTGTCGCTGATTTGGGATCTAATGTTGAGGATATACTTAATTCAGTAGTTGATAACGTTTTTAATTTCACTGATTGTGTTGGAGATCAAGTTGTCGGTGCGATTACAAACAGCGTGATTGGTAAAGTGGGTGATGGAATGTCTGGTGCTTTAGGTGGATTAGATAAGATACTTGGATATTTTGATAAAGAAGGTGGTGGATTTAATGTGGAGAATATTATTAGACAAAGCACTAATTCAATCGCTGGTGCTGTTGGGTTACGTGGATGTAATCAACCACCTCCAAAAGATGAAAATAATTGTAGATATAGACTCGGATATGGTCCTATATCAGCAAATGATGCTGATCTGACATCTATACTAGGAAATGCAAATCTAGCAAATTCATTAGCAAATGCTGCTAGATTGACTGGATTCCCATTGGACGGTATTCAAGATATTGCAGGAGCATTAGATATATTTAATTCTGAAATGAAAGTACCTGGTTTCAAGAGTGCAATTAGTGATTGTTACTCAGGACTTCCTGTGGTATGTGAACCACCAAAGATTAAAATATTCGGTGGAGGTGGATCTGGTGCAGAAGCAATACCTTTATTTGGAAGTATAGTTGGTAACAACAGATATCGCACGGGTAGTGTGATTGATATTAAAGTAACAAATCCTGGTAATAATTATCAATTCCCACCTTTTGTTGAGGTCGTTGATAATTGTAAGCAAGGTCTTGGAGCCACAGCAAGAGCTACTGTTAAAGATGGTAAGATTGATAACATCTATGTTGTATCAGAGGGTGAAAATTATCCAGTGGGAGATCAATCAGAGATCGTCGTGACTAGTGTTACAATTATAAATCCTGGCTCAGGATATAATGATGGTGATACTGTTACTGATAATATTGGAAATGAATATGATGTGACCATACAGAATGGTTCAATTGTAAAAGTCAAACCTTTAACACAAATTAAAGTAGAAGAAATTCCTGTGTTAGAAACCACAGGAGGAAATGGAGCATTATTACTTGCTAATCTTGATGTAAGACCTGATTATCAGGGTGAAGTTAAAGAAGTAATTGATTGTATAACTTGAGATAAATAATTAAAAAATATATATGTCACAACGTAAGCAAAATTGGAACGAAAGATTTTTTAAAGTATTCGGACCGAGATTTAGAATAGATGTTGCAAATCCAGTTATGGGTTTGGGTGGATCCGATGTGTTCAGAATGTATGGTGCAACTAAGCAAGGAAATAAGTTTTCACTTGGAATGAATGAAAGTGGTAGAGTTGAGATGAACTCTGATGTGAGTATTGATATTATTGCAGGTCAAAAAAATGACGCAAAGAGTACAGATATATTCATTCACAGTAGGAGTGGAACAATTGATATAAATGTTGCACAGAATGGTAAAGTAAGAGTAAGAGGGAATAATGTAGAGATTGATGCTTCAGAGTCTATTACTATGAATGCAAGATCTATTAGATTAGAGGGATCTGATGAGATAAGTTTACAAGCACCAAAGGTATGGAGTCGTGGTAGAAAGGGAAATCTTGTTCCAAAAACTTTTATGCAATCAGTTGCATTTGGATCATTTATTGGAGCAGATTCAATTGGTGGATTCTTGGAAAAAGGATTACAAGAAGCAGCAGGTATTGTAGATAATCTTGATGATTTAACACCAGAACTCGATAGTCTTGCTGGAAAGGCAGGTGATTTAGCAAAAAATCTTGGAGATCAACTACCAAGTATGCAAGATCAACTTAAAAATATTGGTGAAGATTTCGCTAAACAGGCAGAGCAATTTGCAAGTTCAGATGCAGTCGCAAATTTAGGAGAATCTTTACAAGGTAGTGTTAGTAATATACAATCTGCTTTGCAAGCAAACTCAGGTGCGTTTGCTAATTTAGGTAAAGGACTCCAGCAAATAAAACCACCAAGCGGATATTGATATGGCAGCATCAGATCCTAATCCCAATGTAGAACCAACAGTAACAGGTCAAGAGGCTTGGTTTAATAAGGATGTTCGTATATACGAGGATCTATATGTTTATGGAAACCTATATTATAACTTTGATGGAACAGATTCCTTAGATCTTGATCAATTAAATGTCTCAGGCATAGCGACATTTAATGATGTTGAAATTAAAGGTAGTTTAGATGTTCTTGATTTAACATTAAGAAATTTATTTTCAACAGGTATTGCTACATTTACGGAGGCAATTTTACCAGAGATTGATAATCTTCAAGTTGGTATCTTAACCGTAACTGATTACTTTAAAGTTAAGAATGGTGCTGATGAATTCTTTACAATCAGAGCGACTGGATCAAGAGCAGGTAATGTAGGAATAGGTAGTTTATTGCCTGACCAAAAGTTAGATGTTGGTGGATCTGTTCATATTGATGAACAAATATATGACTCTGATAATATACAGGGAAATCCTGGTGATTATTTAAGTAAAGATGCTGGTGGTATTAGATGGGTCTCTGCTCCACCAAATGCTAACGCAGATGGAATCTTTGCTCAAAACGAGGGAATTAATATTGGTGTTGGATCATTCACAACAATAAACTTAATAGGAACTAGAAGTGGTGGAGATATAGTATTTGGTACAGATGCAGGTCTTGGTGTATTAGATATTGATATTCGTTCAAGATGGGTTCAAAATTCTTCTGGTATTCATACAACAGACAACGTTGGAATAAACATAGTCAATCCCACAAAACCTCTTGATGTAGATGGATCAGCAAGAATCAGGTCTGATCTTGATGTTGATGGAATACTGTATGCTAATTCTCAACTTGATGTTGATGGAGCAGCTATTTTAAGAAACACTTTAAATGTTCAGAATAATACAGATTTAGAAGGTGATTTAGATGTGGATGGTGACACCACATTAGACGCTCTGGTTGTTGATGAATTATCAACATTTAATGACTCTGTTTTTATTGGAAAAGATGTAATTATAACAGGATTTACCACAGGTACGATATCAACTTCAATTTTAGCTACTGAAGCGAAAAGAGCAGGATTTGCTACTTTTTCAGATTTTGCTGGTATCGCTACGTTTGCAAATATCTCTGGTGTTTCCACAATATCAGGTTTTTCAACTAACTCTCACAGAGCAGGATTTGCGACATTTTCTGACTTTGCTGGTATTTCTACATTTGCCACAACAGCAGGATTCGCCCTTACAGCTGGTATTTCTACATTCGCTACAACAGCAGGATTTGCACTGACCGCTGGATTATCAACTAATACTAACTTTATTGATGTAGACTCTACAGATGTTAATTCTTCACATCCTATAACATTTATTGATTCAAATAATGTAAATGACTTCCATAAATTAAAAATTGATGCGAGTGGCGGTTTATTATTTAATCCTTTTGATAATTTATTAACAGTTGGCGAGGTAAGTATTGCAGGTATACTTACAGTTGGTGGTGCTACTACTGTTTACAGCACCCTTGATGTAAATCAGAAAACTACATTAAAGAATGAACTTGAAGTAGATGGACCTGCAGTATTTGATGGAACGGTTGAGTTAAATTCCTCACTACTAGATGTAAATAACAGCGTTGCTGCTGGTAAAACCGATTATAGATTATCATCTGTTGGAACTGGTGTATCATGGAGACCACCAGGTGTTGAGACAACTAACATACTTTATGTTACTAAAGATGGTAATGATGCAAACTCAGGACTGCTTGAGGGTGATGCGAAAGCGACAATCGGAGGTGCTGCTGCAGTGGCACTAGATGGTGATACAATATATGTAAGACCTGGTGTTTATTTTGAAAATAATCCTGTAGGACTAAGAACAGATGTTTCAGTGTCTGGACAAGATTTAAGATTGGTGACTGTTGTTCCAAATAATGTAAATGATGATATATTCCACGTTAGGAGAGGATGTTTGGTTGAAAACTTAAATTTTGCTGCTGCATCTTTCGGTGTGCTACATGAGGGTTGTGGTTGTCTTGCTTTCCCACCAATACAGGCAGATATTGATGCTGGTGCTGCGACAGCAACAAGAACTGGATATATCGGACCAGGTCCTGCAAATGAAGGACCAAGCGGTAGATGGAGATCACCTTACGCAAGAAACTGTACAAACTTTATTACAGGTAGTATAGGACTGAAGATTGATGGTAGATATGCTAACGCTGCATATTCTGGAACTAATAATCTTGGGCAGGATTTAAGAAGTATGGTCTGTGATTCATTTACACAATATAACGAAGCAGGTATTGGTGTATCTGTTACAAACAAGGCATATGCACAATTAGTTTCTATATTTACAATCAACAGTCACATTGGTATCTTCGCTGGAGGTGGTGGACAGTGCGACCTTACAAACTCTAACTCATCATTTGGTGATTTTGGTTTAGTTGCAGATGGCACAAGTGGTGCTGAATTTACAGGAATAACAACAGGTGGAGCAACTGCTGAAAGTGATGTATTTGAATTCTTGAATGTTAGAGATGTTGATAATAATGTTCGTAAACCTTTTGATGGTCAGTCATTATTCTTTAAGATAAATTTATCTGATTATCCTGAAGTTGCTGGATATAGTGGTATTCTTACCCAACCTATGAGAACTATACGTAGTGTAAAGATTATAAATGGTGGAAATCCTGGTGAATATAGTGCTGGTTCACCACCAAACGTATTAGTCACTGCACCTGCAGGTCCAGAGGGAATACTGGCAGAATTATCTGCTAATGTTAGTGCTGCTGGAACAATTACATCTGTAGATGTGATCGCAAGTGGTAGAAACTTTCTACCAATTCAACCTATTGATATTTCATTTAGCACTGGTAGTGCTGTTGGTATTGCAGTCACAGATCCAATATTATTTACAGTTGATGATGCATCAGAACCTGTTCAAACTGGAGTAAACGCAGGATTAACCACAGTTACATTTAATGAA